TAACATGGTGCGGTTCAACCTTTTCGAATTAAATATCATCATGGTTTATCAAAGGGCGGGAGTCCCGTAACCAAGGGAAGTATTGATTTAAGCCGTTCAATGGCAATTACTGAAAATATGGATTGCTTTACGCAAGGTCATATACATCAATCAATGTCGCGGAATGATGTACGCGAAACAATTGTTTGCAATAAGTCAGGATATCGCGTAAAACCGCAACAAATTCATCACATGATTACCGGGACATATAAGGAAGAATACTTTGGTGTAAATGGGATGGGTTGGCATTATTCTCGCGGAGCGGAGGCACGTGCTTTGGGTGGGCGTTTGTTGACATTATCATTCAAAAGGGTAAAAAACGGAAACGTAAAAAACATTGTGAAACACGTTGATTCGTGCCGTTTTCCGATGTGATCCGAAAAAAGATAAAATTTTTTTAATTTTTTTTTAGTTCCTGAATCCTAATGTTTACAAGGGGTTGAGCAAATTGTCATCAATTATTTTACTTTTCAACAAAAAAAAAGTTTTGTGGATTCAAAAGTTTGATTAACTTTACAAGTGTCAAACAATTACAAACAATTAAAAAAAAGAAAAATGGAATTAACTTGTATAAAATCAGTAAAGACCAAGAACGGCAACGAATTTATTAAAGGTGATGATTATAGTTATGTAATAATTTCTAAAGGTATTCGAGTTTATTATAGTAGTGATAAATATATAACTATAAAAAATGAAAAAACATTAAATAAATATTTTATATAAGAACAAAAAAAATAAAAAATAAATAAACCGGCGGTGTAAAAACCGCCTTTTAAACTTTTAAAAAATGGACACAAGGGAAATACAAAAAACAATCGACACAATGGATCAAATTTCATTTGTGATAAAATCGGCAAAAAACAAAATGCGATATCTTGAGGAATCGCGGAAAAATTTAATTGGTTACTTTCCTGAATTGGTAAAAACCTATTCACACAAAATTATTATAATGCAAATGTCAATCGAAAGATTAAATCAACGATTGGAACGTCAAACGGAAAACATTAAAAATTTAATAAAAAATTAAAACCATGAAAAGAAAAGAATATTACAACGCCATTAAAACATTCATATTTGGCTTTTCACTTGTTTTCATGGCTTGTTGGCTATATTACAAGGCAATGTGGTTGTTATGCTCTTAAAACGCATTAAAATCGATATTTAATAATTACAAAAAAAATGGAAAATGGAAAATAAATATTTAATTAGCGGTGATGATTCAGGATTAACCGCAACAAAAAATCTTGAAAACGATTCAATTGAAATTACAATGACGCTATTGATTCGGTCATGGAACAATGAAACCGAAATGGTTGATGTTGAAATTGAAATTGTTTCGGCAATGTATTACACTTATAATTCGCAACATCCGATTATCCTGAATGAACAAATGCAAATGGATTTGGAAAAACAAGTGGCGGAATATGTCAACGAAAATATCGATTCATTTGATTATGATTTTTATTCAGATGAAAATTATGAACCATCCGATTTTGCATCGGAAATAAACCACAAAGGAAATGAATGAATTAATGCAGTTACAAGAAAAAGCCGGTCTATTATTAATCAAGGCAAAAGGTCAAAAAGGTCGATTGGAAATTCATGAAAAATATCAATCGATGGGTGATGATTATCAAAATGATAAAAAGTTATTTAATGAATTGATGCTACAATACAAAAAAATAATTAATGAAATTCAAGTTTTAGTATATGAAAAATATGTTTAATTTACACCGGATCATGAAATTTTGGAAAACAAAATCCGGTCATTATGACAAAGGTGGTTCATTCAATTTAAATCTTTATTTACAATATTTAAAAGCAAGGGAATAATGGAAAGTTTAATGCAAAAAATCGAATACAAGGTCGCAAAAGATGATTTGTTGCGACAATGCCGAAAACGTGAAAAGGTCTTTAAAAGGATGTTTATTTATAATGTAATGGCAAACCATGACATTCAGGTCACACAAATTGGTCGATTCTTTAAAAGGAATCATGCGTCAATAATAAATGGTTTGAAAACTTACAACAATTTGAAATCCTCAAAAGATGCCGAATTGATTTCGGTGCTTACCGATTACATGGAATTTTTCGAACAATACGATATTAAAAAAATTGAATATTCGATTCGAAAGGATGTCGAAAATGCAACAACATTTCGTGATATCGGAATCATGCGGAAACGATTGGAAAACAATTTATATTACGATTTAAAAAGAAAAAAAAATGGCGGAAAATAAAAAATCTTTTATTCTATATTGTGACATCATTCACACAATCGAAAAACTAAATGATGATGATGCCGGAAAGCTATTTAAACACGTTTTAAGATACGTTAATGATATGAATCCCACAACGGATCATTTGATTACTGAAATCGCATTCGAACCAATTAAACAACAATTAAAACGTGATTTGGACAAATGGGATGTAAAACATAAACAACGAATTGAAGCCGGTCGCAAAAGTGCGGAAAATCGCAAACGAAACGCAACGAACGTTAACGAGCGTTCAACAAAATCAACGAACGTTAACGAGCGTTCAATTTCGTCAACTGATAATGTTAATGTTAATGTTACTGATATACAAAAAAGAAAAAATATATTAAAAAAGAAATTGGATGAATACGTTCAGGAATACGGAAAGCAATTGATATATGACTTTTTTCTTTATTGGTCGGAACATGGTGACAATGACCGAAAGATGCGATTTGAAAAGGAACGAACCTTTGGAATTAAAGCAAGATTAAATACTTGGAAAAATCGTGCAAATGGAAAATATGACAATCCGAATCAAAAATTCAAATCCGCGTGGTCATGAAAGATTTTAAAATTACAACATCCGGTGATGTCATTGATAAACTTTTTATTTATAGGGACAAATATCACGAACGCGGAAAGTATCTTGGATTTAAAAATTTACATGACCATTATTCGATGATGTTGGGAAATTGCACCGATTGGTCGGGTTTTCCAATGAGTGGAAAAACACAATTTTTGATGGAATGTTTATTGAATACATCAAAATTCTATGGATGGAAACATTTGGTTTACTTTCCTGATGTCGGAAATCAGGTTGAAATAATTGCCGATTTGATTCATAAGGTCACCGGAAAAACTTTTGATCCTGAAAAGATTAACGCAATACAAGACCATGAAATTGTAAAATCGATTGATTGGATAACTGAACATTTTAAAGTGCTTACAAAACAAAATGTAAAAGCAAAATTGTCACCATATCAATTTTGGGATTATGCGGTTGAATTAAAAAAATCGGAGGGTTTGGAAACGGCATCAATTGATTCGTGGAAAGATATGTATCACGACACATCAAGATTTGCAAGGGATGACAAATATTTGGAAGATGTTTTATCGTATCGGAATCACATCGCGGAAAATAATGATTTGCATTTGCACACAATTATTCATCCTAAATTGACCGAAAAAGAAAATGGAATTCGTAAATCCCCAAATCCATATGACCTTAAAGGGGGAAGTGAATGGATCAACAATGGAAAAAACATGATAACGATACACCGCGAGGATATCACAACAAACAATGTTGATGTATATTTTCATAAAATCAAACCGCGTTCGAATGGAAATGTTGGTCGGATTCAAATGTTTTTTGACATCAATAAATTTGTATATTATGACGAAATTGGAATTCATCGCGAAAAGGTATTCGCACAAAAACAATAAAAAATGGAAGTGAATGTTTTATTGGCACAAATAGATTTAAAAGCAAATATTTTAAAAATCCAAAGTTCATTGGAAGAAATAAAATTGAAACAACCGCATCGAACCGATGTAATTAATTCAATGCAACAATCGGAACGTGATTTGATTTGTGTCCTGAATACAATGCAAAAAATGGAAAGTGAATTGCAAATACAACACAACCGAATAATGTCATTGGAACGATTAAATTTGGAATTAAAAACACAAATAAAAACATTAAAATTTTGAAAACAATATCAGTTGGTTCGGATTTTTCCGGTGTCGGTGCATTTGACTTTGCCATCCAACGTGTTGCGGAACAAAAAGGTTTTAAAGTGAAAAATATTTTTGCGTGTGATTGGGACAAATATGCACGACAAAGTTATTTGGCAAATCATGATGCACCGGAATATTATCCGCACGATGTTTATGAAAGGGAAATCCCTGAACAACCTTTGGATGTTTATATGACATCACCGCCATGTCAAGGTTTCAGTCTTGCCGGATCACGAATGTCAAAAGAAGATGATAAAAGAAATGTTTTATTTTACAATTCACACGAATTTATTGCAAAGAATAAACCAAGATATTTCATTTTTGAAAATGTTCGTGGTCTAATGAGTCACGAAAACGGAAACACATTTCAGGAATGGATTAATTTATTGGGAGGTAAATCGGTAAATGGTTTGCCGGTATTATTTGCTCAAGATGAAAGTGTGCCGTATCACATTTATTATGCGGTATTAAACACAAAGAAAATTGCCAACATTCCACAAAATCGTGAACGTGTTTTCATCGTTGGAATTCGTGATGATGCGGATAATCATTTTAGGTTTCCAAAGGAACAACAATTGACAATAAAATTAAAAGATTTATTGGAAAGCAATGTGGATGAAAAATATTTTTTAAGCAAAAAACGAATTGACTATCTTCAAAGACATAGAATAAATAAAAACATATTAAAAAATGACATTCCTGATGTTAGTCGAACTTGTATTGCCGGTTATTATAAATCACCCAATGATTGCACATTCATACGCGTAAATAGTGCAAACGCAAAGGGATATGAAACCGCAACAAATGGTGATTCAATCAATTTTTCACATCCACAAAGCAAAACCAAACGCGGTCGTGTTGGTCACAAAGTCAGTCAAACAATCGACACAAAATGTACTTTGGCGGTAATGAATGAAAATCGTGTTCGCCGTTTAACACCGCGTGAATGTTTTCGTTTACAAGGTTTTAAGGATGATTTTAACTTTGTTGTTAGTGATGCACAACTTTACAAACAAGCCGGAAACTCAATTACCATCGATGTTTTGGAAAAAATATTGAATAATTTAACTTTTTAAAATGATTGAATTAATAAAAAATAATTATCCTGATAAAGATATTCATATTTTAGAAAATCTTGATGATGCAATTATTGGATATCATGTGGAATCAAATCGTGTGATTTATTCAGTTAAAAAAATAATAGAATTAATTTATTTGCAAGAATTTTGTGATGATAATACATTCACATTGGAACAAGCATTTGATTATTATGCTTACAATATTGAATCAAATGGATGCGGTGAATATAGTCCTTTATTGTGCAATGATAACTTTGAATGATGCGTTGTAAAAATTGCAAACAAATATTCGAACCAAAGCATTTCAATCAAAAGTATTGTTTTGATCCGGAATGTGTCAAGGTATGGGTTGAAAAAGCAAAAGAAAAAAATTGGAAAAAATTAAAAAAACGAATGAAAGCGGAATTGGAAACAACACAAGATTTGATGAAAAAATGTCAATCGGTTTTTAATACATGGGTTCGATTAAGGGATGCCGGATTGCCATGCATAACGTGTGAAAAACCATTGGGTGACAAATACGATGCATCGCATTATTTTAGTTCAGGCGGACACAAATCGGTCACTTTTGATCCGGACAATGTTCATGCGAGTTGTGTATATTGCAATCGTTATTTGCATGGTAATTTGTTGATGTATCAAATAAACATCGAAAAGAAAATTGGCGGTGAACGATTGTTTGAATTACATAAAAAAGCACACGAAACAAGAAAATATTCAAGGGATGAATTAAATGATTTAATCGTGTTCTATAAGGGATTAATAAAAAAATTGAAAAAAAAGTGATTTATTTTTGTTTGTTGCTTGTTATATTAAAATAAGTTTGTATATTGCGGTGTCAAACAATTAAAAAAAAGAAAAAATGGAAATTACAAAAGAACAATTAGCAAAGCAAAAAGTAAAAGAACTTAAGAAACAACTTTCTTTTGAATTAAAATTATCAGAATTAAGTACAAAATTCGATACAAGAAACAACGAACTTTTAAGAGAGCAAAACATATTTCTCCTCAATGTTCAAATACAAGCATTGGAATCAAATATAAATTTTAAATAAATAAAAATGGAAAAGAAAAAAACAATTAAAAAAACAATGTCATTCGTTGACAAAATCATTTCGATACAATCGGAATTGAAAGCACCAAAGAATCAATTCAATTCTTTTGGCAAATACAAATATCGTTCTTTGGAGGATATACAAACCGCATTAAAATCGCATTTGGCAAAACATGGTTTGTTTATGGTATTTGAGGATGAAATAATGGAATTGGGTGGTGTTATATTCGTTCAATCAACGTGCATCGTTGGAAATGGAGTTGATAAACTTACAACAAAAGCACAAGCCGGTATTGATCCGGCGAAAAAGGGAATGGATTTGGCACAATGTTTTGGTTCATCATCATCGTATGCACGAAAATATTCATGTGGTGCAATGTGGTTAATTGATGACCAAAAAGATAGTGACGCAACAAACACACATGGAAAACAATCCGCACCGGTAAACGCAAAAAAAACACTACCTGATGCACAATTTATTCGAATGTGTGGTGCAATACAAAAAGGTGATTATACCATTGAAAAAGCAAAAAAGGAATTTGCATTGACTGACAAACAAATTGTTGAACTTAAAAACATTGAATCATGAAAAAGCATAATTGGTTGGTAAGACCATCACAACTTGGTGCATTGATGTCAAAAGGTCGCGGAAAGGAATTTGGTGATACATCAATGAAAATGATTCAAGAATCGGTGTTGTTTCATAAATACGGAATTGAACCGCCAATGATAACATCAAAACACTTGGAAAAAGGCATTTTAAACGAACGTGAGGGAATGCAATTGGCAAAGGATGTGTTTGATTGGGATATCGATATTGATGCACCAAAAGTTCGTTTGTTCAATGATTATTTGACCGGTGAACCTGACATCAATCAATCAATACTTGGTGACATCAAATGTTCATTTTCATCGCATACATATTTCAAAACATTTTTTGATACCGATGTAAAAAACAAAGCCTACCTAAATCAAATGAATGCGTACATGATGCTTACAGGACACAAGCAATGTGAATTGGTGTATTGCTTAACAAACACACCGGATCACATTATCGCGGATGAAATTCAAAAAGTCACATATCAATTGTTAAAAGAACCAAAGTACACCGAAAAAGGAATGGAAGAT